CCATTCTGACACTATAATGCCCTCCTGATTTTAGATTTTATTTGCATCAGCCTTTCATTTAAAGACTCTGGCTTTAAAAAATCTTTAAATATTTCCAATAATAATTCTGGATTATCACTTAGTTTTTGCATAGAGTCAACGTATTCTGCATGATAATCTAGCTGATAAGGTCGAAGATCCTCGATTGAAGTTTGAATATCATCTGTTGATCCATAATAATCAGTTTTTCTCTTAAAAGTAATGATGGCACCCCCATCCGAAAGTTGCCTAAATCTAATGCTATGTGGATCGGCAAAGTATTCTTGAAACTTGTCAAATCCCTTTAAGTCTGTGTAATTAAACGGCCGCAGGAATTGTTCTAATTTTTCTATATCAAGACGGGGCAAGATGGGAAGCATATCAAGATAAACTTCTATGTAGTAGCCTATCTCCTGATAATAACCCCTGCCATCGTTGCCGTAGCCACTGCCATCATCCATATCAGATACAAAAAAGTTAGAATAAACTCTGCTTCTTGAATTGTTGCTAAAATTGTGGTCATCAAGTTCATAGTTATCCTCCTCAATGGCAATATAAAAATCTTCATGAGTGATTTCAAGATCTTTTTCAGATGAAATGTGACTTCCTATACCAGAGTTAACATATTTGATTCCTAAGAAATCTAGAGCTTCTGTGATCATTTCATCAAAAGAGGTATCCTGATATGAGCCTCCATAGGAAACTCCCTGTGAAACTAGATCTACGGGTTGTTTTAATTGTTTATATTTGTTTTCTTGAATTTTTGCCAATAGATCAGCAATTTTATCTCTAGATCCAATTGGAAAACTTCCGTAAACAGATTTTTCAACGACAGCAAATTCAATGCCTTGTAATTTTATTTTTCTTACTCTCACCCTTCCCGTTGGTTGAACACCGTCAACAGCTCTATCTCTATCTTTAAAAATTTCCTGGCTACTGAGTGAGTTTATGGCATTCTGATCAGAAGACTGACCAAATTGTTTTTCAAATTGACTTTTTGAAACAGAGTATATGATTGCCCCGTCTTTTTTTGCATCAGCTAAAACACAATGATCATATTTACCACCCAGTGAATGGCAAGAATTCAACTTAGGATGATCGGACATTCTAAGAACCTCTAAAGGCTCACGAGTAAAGATAAAGATCACATCAGAAGTATCATCCGGCCATTCAGACGATCCGCTCGTAATTTCCTTTTTATTTTTTTGAACTAGTCGAACTAACTCATCGGCCTCTCGTACCAAATCTGGACTATATAAGTCATTTGTAAGGTTCCTAAGGTTAATCTTAGGGTCTTCACTTAATTTTCGCGTGTCTAGATCTTTGTAAAAAAATTTAATTATTGAAGTTGTCATACCAACAGCTTTGTTATGATTTAGGCTATCGATAGAGTTAATAATTTTTGGTAAAGAATTTACCATTTTCTGATATTGTAGGGCAAATTTTTCTAAATTCATGAAATCGAATTTTTTTTGCCCGATGGATCGTTTACCAGTTTTAGAATTAAATTTTATCTTAAATGTTGAAAGCACTACAACGGCTTCTGAATTTACGATTTCTCTGTCGTCTTTTTTAGTTGTTTTTTTGTTTATTTTTGTTTCATGAACTGCTCTAGACATTAAATAATTGATTCTATCTAATTCTGTTGGTTGGTAATTAAGAATGGCTCTGTTACCTCCACCAGCCAAAGCAGTAAAAATATCATCAAATGATTTGTTGTCACTACCGCCAATCTCGTCACCGCTATCTAATTTGTTGATGTACATCTCTGTTGCTTCTTCAAGATAGTTTTTCCAATTTTCTATCAATAATTTCATTATTTATCCTACAAATATTTTTAATGGTGTCTTCGAGACAATCGAGTCCATATTGTCCACCATTCCTTTGTCAACCTCAGCGAGTTTGGAATATAGCATTTCATCAAGTTGCTTATTGAGTTCTTCTCGAAGTGCCTGTTGTTCTGCTGACGCTTGTTGTAACAAGTCTGAGGCGTTTAGGGTGACGTTGTCACCAGGTATGGGTATGCTTCCTCCAAACTTGCCTCTGACATGTCCTAAAGTTTCTTTTGAAAGAGACAAAGCAAACCTACGTATCCACTGTTGCCCTATAGAATTAATCTTGTCAAAGGCAATGTTCTCCATTGGTAAAGTGTTCATGTTGTTGACACCATCGACACCTGAATCGTATGATCCTGTGGCGTACGCTCCCCCATCGTTTTCGACTGTAAACCTGAACCAGAATTTATCTGGTGATACATTTTTAGGCGTAGGATAAAGTTTAAGCTTATTGTCTACAATTTCATACGAGTAGTGCGATGTTCGTGTATAAAGGTGATCTTCGTATGAAATTGCTTGAAGTTTGTTTTGCCAAGGAGGAATAACGTTAAATGTTGAGTCATCAGCGTACTGGCCATAGTTGTGGTAATCTCCAACAACATTAAGTCCGCCATAATATCCATAAAATCTCCACATTTGTTGAGGTGATACGTAATATACTTGTCTTATTTTAATTCTTTTATTACCCATTCCTTCCCAATCCGCACCAGATA